GTTATGCAACTTGAAATACTGCGCTTGATATTAAAGCACAAAGGCGGTAAAGCTCTGATTGTTGCACCGTTTGATGTTATGCCGGAGTTTGAGAGCGATGCTGTCAATTTGCTTGGAATGGAACCGCCGTGCTTTGTGCGCAGTGATTTGGAGATTGCAGAAAAAAGCGACAAACAATTATTTATCACAAATTATGAGAGTGTGCGCGAAGATAAAATCGATGTAAAGCAATTCAAGGCAACCTCTTTGGATGAAGCAGCGGTACTCCGTTCTTTCGGTAGTAAAACCTATCAAACCTTTCTTGAAAAATTCAAAGGGATAGAATACAAATTTGTAAATACGGCAACGCCTTCACCGAACAGATACAAAGAATTAATACATTACGGCGGGTACCTCGAAATTATGGATACCGGGCAGGCGTTAACTCGCTTCTTTAAGAGGGATAGCACAAAGGCAAATAATCTTACTTTATATCCAAAGCGAGAAAAGGAGTTTTGGCTGTATATGGCATCATGGGCGCTATTCATTACTATGCCATCCGACCTCGGCTTTTCCGATGAAGGCTATCAACTGCCACCTCTGGTAATCAGAAAGAATATTGTTGACAGTGTTTATGATGAAGCGCCATGCGACCGGGACGGACAGGCTAAATTCCTGCTTGATACCAATACATCTTTGATGGAAGAGGCAAAGGAAAAGAAAATCTCTTGCGGTGCAAGAGTGCGCAAAGCAAAAGAGATAGTTGATGCTTCACCGAATGATACTTTCATTTTATGGCATGATTTAGAAGCGGAGCGCAAGGAAATCAAAAAACAGATACCGGGTGTTGTTGATATTTACGGCACTATGGATATGGAAAAGCGCCGCCAAAGGTTATTTGATTTTAAATCCGGCAAAACGAAATTATTTGCAACGAAAAAAATAATCAGCGGCAGCGGATGTAATTTCCAGGAGCATTGCCACCGGGCTATCTTTGTTGGTATAGATTATAAGTTTAACGACTTTATACAAGCTATTCACAGAATTTACCGCTTTAAGCAAACCGAAAAGGTAATAATAGATATTATCTTTACCGAAGCAGAACAAGGTGTATATGATGAGTTAATGGCTAAATGGGACCGCCATATAAAGCAGCGTGAAATTATGCGCGGTATTATTAAAGAATACGGGCTTGATATTGAATACACCAATGTAATGCAAAGAGCGAAAGGAGTTGAGCGCGTGGAAGTATGCGGCGAGCATTACAGAGCAGTTTTAAATGACTGTGTCGACGAAACGACAAAAATGGAAGAAAACAGTGTGGATTTGATTTGCACTTCTATTCCATTCGGCAATCACTATGAATACTCGGCAAACTACAACGATTTCGGGCACAACGAAAACGATGACCGATTTTTTGAGCAGATGGACTTCTTGTCACCGCAGCTGCTCCGTGTGCTCCGACCGGGCAGAGTTTTCGCCTGCCACATTAAAGACAGAGTTCTTTTCGGCAATGCGACAGGTACCGGAATGCCAACAATTGAACCCTTCCATGCAGATGCAATAAAACATTTTATGCGGCACGGGTTCCAATACATGGGAATGATTACGGTCGTAACAGATGTGGTGCGAGAGAATAACCAAACATATCGCCTCGGATGGACAGAGAACTGCAAGGATGGCACTAAAATGGGAGTCGGTTGCCCGGAATACATATTATTGTTTCGTAAGTTGCCGAGCGATACTTCAAAAGCTTATGCCGATATTCCTGTAGCAAAAGATAAATCGCTTTATACCAGAGGGCAATGGCAAATCGATGCGCATGCTTTTTGGCGCTCTTCCGGTGACAGACCGATATCAAAAGAAGAACTACAGAATATCGATGTCGGCAAGTTGCAAAAAGTATATAGGGCTTATTCTCGCAATAGTGTTTACGATTACGATGAACACATAAAGCTGGCAAATAAACTCGATAAAGACGGACGGCTCCCGGCTGCATTTATGGTAGTTGCTCCCGGCAGTTGGGATATGACTGTGTGGGACGATATCAACCGAATGCGCACCCTTAACACTTCACAAAGTCAGCGCAAAGCGGAAATGCACATTTGCCCGTTGCAGTTTGATATTGCAGAAAGAATTATCAATCGGTACTCCGCGGAAGGTGAGATTGTTTATGACCCATTCGGAGGGTTAATGACTGTGCCGTATATGGCAGTGAAGATGAATAGATACGGTATTGGTTGTGAATTAGGTGAGAGTTATTTTCGTGATGGTGTCGGGTACCTTCAGGAAGCGGATGATATGATTTCAATGCCGACTCTGTTTGATTTTATCGGTGAATAAAATAGGTTTTAGTAATAGGGAAAATCTCTATTATTGTTGAAAATGTTGATGGTCAACGCAAAAGCCTTTCGACACTCGGTTGATTGTGAATCAAGTTAAAAGAAAGAGCGAGTTAATCAAGGTGATTTTGTTAGTAGCCGCATACAGAGGATTCGACATTGCGTTAGTGTAGCAAGCAGACCGTTTGTAGCCACAAACGGTAAAACCTTGGGAAATATTCCCAAACCCTTTATAACCGGACAGGCGCCGGTTCGGGGAAAGGTGAAAGCAAATATCTTTTACACTTAAACAATCCAAAATAAAGGCATAGGGCTACAAATATATATTGTTCACGCTTAAAACAAAGCGCTATGCATCTTAAAGAGTAAGTTCATAAAAGGTCACTTTGCAAGTAGCCGCACTTGGTCTATGTCCCTTTATCGCCTTTGTCACCGCATAGACCAAGTGACTTTCCGTTCGGTGCTTTAAATAAAAAAATAGAAAAAAGGAAGGTAAAAAAGAATGAAAATTAATCCTTTTGTTGCAGGTATTTTAACTACGGTATTTGCAGAATTAACGGCTATAGTAATTGCAGGCTTCATAAAATATTTCAAAGATAAACACTAAAGACCACAAAAAAACAGGAGAATAACAATGACAGCAGAGAATTACTTATTACAAATCAAAAAGTATTGGGATAAATTTCTCAAGAGCAAATACCGGATCAAAGAACTCGATGAAAAGAAAGGACTATCAGCTATAGTGCTCGACCAGGTCAAGGTAAAACAATCACCGACAACAGACTCACTGATAAATCTGATTCAAGCAATCGAGGATGAAAAAAGAAAATGCAATGAGTATTACGATAAATATATTAATCTCTTTGTTGAAGCATCCGGCAAAATCAACAAGCTCGACAATAGAATATATGCAGAAATTCTCATTCGTAAATATCTGAATTTTGAAACAGAAGAGGAAATAGCAAAGCAAATGTTTTTCTCACAACAGCATATTAACAGACAGCGAAAAGAAGCACTGAAGGCGTTTCAAAAGCATCTCGATGAGTCGGATGTGTAGAAATGTGTTTGAATGAGTAATAAAAGCATGTTATTGTTATAATGCAATTCATTTATCATCGGTGGTTTTGTTAGTGTAGGTATGCGAAAGCAAAGAAGATGATTCTATTTCCTGTTTGAATTGCAAAGAGCGGCGAGTTTTGGTCTTTCTCGCCGCTATTATTTTGGTGAGATATGAACTATAAAAAGTATTCGCCGGAGCAAATCCGGTTCTATAAATCTAAAGAGTGGAAAGCAAAGCGACTTGAAGTTTTAAAGCGCGACCACTTCGAGTGCCAACGGTGCGCGAGGGAAGGCAGGCACACGAGAGCGAACACGGTGCATCACATTCAACACTTGAATGAAGCGTGGAACCTTCGGCTGACCGAGAGTAATCTGATAAGTTTGTGCGCTGCGTGCCATAACATTGAGCATCCGGAAAAAAGTTTTTCACCTGCAAAAAAAATTTGGGATGATGAAAAATTTTAATGCCCCCCGGTCAAAAAAATTGGCTTGTTTTTTTGCTCTCGGGAGAACGGCGGCAAAGGGATGACAATTCCGATTTTCTCACATCTGCGAAAAGATTTTTATTTTTTCGAGGTAATACTTGAAAATTACATCTTGAAAATTTTTGAAAATTTATAAATAAAATGCTGAAAAAGGGGGTGCTTTGAAATGGCGGCAAAAAAGCCGAAAAACAGGGCAAAAGACATCAAAAAAAGTTTAATAGAACAGCTGAAAAATAAGCATGCCGACATTGAAGCATTTGCCATTCAGGTGGATTCTTATGTGGCATTTTATCTCCTGGAAAACGAAGCGAGAGAGTTTCTCAAAGAGCATCCATACGACAAAGAAATCTCGCGACAAGCAATCGCATATAACAAGCAGCAATTATCAATTTTAAAGCAACTCGGACTCTCGGCTGAAACGGTAATGAAGCTCAAAGAGGAGGATGGCGCCGGTGGGCTCATGTAAGGTTTTCGATGTGACCAAAGCCGAGCCGATTCAAACCTACATTGACCTGGTAAGGCACGGTGATTACCTGCAATGCAAAGAGCAATATGCTTTTTGTGATTGGATTGAGCGTTGCTTTAACGGTACTATCTATTTTGATGCCGAACAGTTTGAAAAATATATGAAGCTGCAGGCACATTTCCCGTACAATCTATTTGAGTGGGAAAAGTGTTTGTTTGCATTGCATAATTGTGTTTACTACAAGGAAAGCGGGCTGATTCGCTTTCCCGTTCTTTTTGGTGAGCTTGGTCGTGGTGCCGGAAAAAACGGTTATCTCTCTTTCGAGGATTTTGCGCTGTGTACTCCAATCAACGGGGTGCGCGAATATCACTGCGATACCTTCGCAACAAGTGAGGAGCAGGCTTCCACATCCTTTAATGATATAAAAAATATTCTTGATAGCAATAAGAATTTTTATAAACAATACTGGTATTGGAATAAAGAGGAAATAAAAAACCTCTCGACCGGGAGCATCATCCGGTACCGCACATCGAACGCAAAGACAAAAGACGGCGGGCGCCCCGGCAAAATTAATTTTGACGAATACCATCAGTATATTAATTATGACATTATAAAGGTGGCTAAAACCGGTCTCGGTAAGAAAGAAAACCCGCGACAGACCATTATCACATCCAACGGCTTAGTGCGCGGCGGTCCGCTGGATGATATGGAAAAAATATCAATGGATATTCTTTTCAAAAATATGCCGGATAACGGCACAATTCCCTTTATTTGCCGCATTGATGATGAAGATGATAGCACGCTGGAAGAAAATTGGTATAAAGCCAATCCAAGCCTGCAATATTTTCCTAATCTGTTGCTTGAAATGAGGCTCGAAGCCGCCGAAATACGAGTCAACCCGAAGGTTAGAATTGACTTTGAAGCAAAGCGATTAAACCGCCCGCCGAAAGAGTTGGTAAATGATATCACATCGTGGGACAACATCATTGCTTGCAATGAAAAAAATATGCCTGATTTAACCGGTTATAGTTGTGTAGCCGCGATTGATTTTGCCAAGACGAATGACTTTGTGGCAGCGGGTTTGCTATTCTATAAAGACGGGCTCTATTATTGGTTAACCCATTCTTGGGTATGTTCACAATCAGCCGATTTAGAAAGAATAAAAGCACCGCTCGAAGAATGGGAAAGTAAGGGACTATTAACCGTAGTGGACGCGCCGGACATCGACCCGAGTATCCCGGTGGGTTGGCTTGCCGATATGAATAAAAAATACCGCATCGGCAAGATTTGCATTGACTCATTCCGCATTGTGATTTTGAGAGCGGCACTGAAAGCGGCAGGTTTTGATGTTGACGATAAAAATAGAGTGTGGTTAATCAAGAGAGTTACAATCATGCGCTTTGC